CTCAACTATTATCGAACGCCCGGTTTTGCTGTTCTTGGGGACGGAATCCCAACGACCATCAACCACATTCACCGCATATAAGGAGTTAACCTCATGTAAAGCAGTCATATGGGGAAGTTCAAATAGAACTTCTTTTAGTAATGGTTCGAAATTCCAGCTACACTCTAAGGGAGTTGACAGCTTAACACGAATGTTAGCTTCACTCTTTTTAGTGCTTGTGTTTGCTCCCGGCCCGAATGAAAATTCTAAAGAGCCAATAGACGGACATTCCCCCAAGACACGTGCGATTTTTCGTTGAGCAGCGTACAACACGCTACTAACGTCCCATTCCGGGAGGCAGTGTCTCAGACGTTTATTCGTTAATTGGCAATTTTCCTCGGATTGCAAAAAAGATTCCGCAGTCACTAACTTAGTGTCAATACCGAGAGGCAAAAAATCGGCCTTAGAATAAAAGGCTTGGATTTGTCTTGCGTCAATAAAGTCATCAGTAGTGATAGTATCATCATCATAATCAAACTTAAAGTTGATTAAGGAATGATAGTCTCCAGCTTTTACTAATTCAAAAAGAGTATTAGTTAGGGGACCGGAATGTAATGCAATTTCGCCAGAAAGATGTTCCAAGATTTTTAAGGAACTCTTGGGACTCTGGTATTTTATCCAACTCATAAATTCACCTATGTAAAAACAACCCAATACTTGGGAAGGAGTTATAAACGCAATTAATGATGCTAGTTAGGCAACACTAAATTATTGAACAATGATGGGACTGCTGCAGTACTAGCAAGCCACGCAGAACCAGCGGACGCGTTTGTTAACGTCCCGGTTCCTGTAGTAGCTGAAGCACCTTGAGCAATCCCTGCAATCATTTTCAATAGGTTAGAGCGATCCTGAGATGTCGAACGACGATCCACAAACATTGTTAAAATGGCTGTGTTCGTATACGCCACCTTGGGAGGAGCTACGTAACCTGCGCTGGTACCAGAGGCACCCAAAGTTTCCATAACAGGAACTTCAAGCTTCGCAGATAATCGATAACCATTAGTTTTCAACTTCTCTTCAATAAGAGTAAGCCTAGGCTGCCCTTCAATAGGGATACCTGGGTCCTGTGCACGATAAAACGGATTTGGCGTGTCAGTGATTGGAACTAATGTCCACTCTTTAGGAGTGGCTGCGTCGTCTTTGACAAGAAAATTTGTCATTTGTGCCATAATATTGCACCTAGAATTAAAAGGGTTAATAAGCCGACAGTTATAAATAAAATTAACATAATCGGAATCATTTTAAGATCTTAAAAAAGTGCTTGCTAACAAGGCAATCGCGTTCTGTACATGGCCTAAAGATAAGGCCGTCTCAATCCCTTTAAAGGAAGGAAACGGTACAGATAAACTAGAAGTTGGCGGAAGACGTTCATAGTGAACGTTTATCATATGGCCTGAGCCACCAGTTCCGTAAAAGGAATCGATGACTTTACCAAATGCCGCAATAGTCTTCTCGAACGTAACCCTATAAGCGATACCATCAAGTTGAGGTATCTGATTAAGGTTTGCCAAGTACGTACCTATCGGTATAAACCAATCCGCTATAAATGAGAAGGGTAATAATTCCCAACCCACAGATAAAGGATCAGCGAGCCCGAGAGATCGATGTTGGGGCAATCTTTCTTTCAGCACGTATATGATCTTATGCGTCTCCTTGAGACGCGCAGGAACTGTCCATGCTGTAGGATTAATTGAATTATCCATAAAGGTGATACGAGACTTCTGTACTCTAATAATAGCACTCCTAGGAGGATTATAATAAAGAGCCAGGGCCTGAGCAGCACCATGGATATCCTGCAGAGCAGGAACCCAACCGTAACGCAATTCGAGCCACCTATCAGCAACAGACTTCGTTTGAAACCGAAGATTCTGAAAAGCCGTTGGATGTCTCGGAGAGTATAACTTTAATATTTTAGCAACCGTTGAAAAGTTGCCATGTTTCAAAGCTACAAACGCACCAGCTAAATCTCTGGCAGTAGTTAATACCTGCTTACCAAACATAGGTAACTGTGATCCGGATACCGCGAGGTTAAAGTCGTGGCCCTTCACAGCAGTTAACAATTTAGCTAACAACAAGTTCTCATCGGTACTATCCCATCTAGGGACAGTCGCAGCACTATTGTTACAACCCGTCCAAAATCCATTTGAAGTCTGAGTAGCAGAGCTATCAGTCATCTGGACAGAGTATGGGTTCCAAGCAATAATCTGCTTACCATCAGTTATAACATACTTACCATTTTGCCCAAACCAGCTTTTCGCGAAAGAATTCGTCGAACGGCCAGGGTGGGTAGGTGGATAAGAAGATATAATATATGAACCTGTTGTCATAAGACCACCATATGGTGTACCGGTTGACCCGGAGTGGAGTGACCTGAAAAGGCACCTTGAGCACTTAAACTCAAACAGTTCCCGTTATCCATAATACTATGAAGGTTGTTAAAATCAGTTGAATGATCAGTATAACCCGATCAAAACTAATCGTAAAATTTATGGTCATGGCAGTATCCTTGTTTGAAGGAAATTCGTGCCAGTACCAAAATCTGTACCGATAGTTACTGAAGAAAACACCGCCGTCTGATACTGTAATAAAGTTTGACTTAAAATCAAATTATACATAGCATGCTCCAATACAGGAGAAAATGCCTTTACAGCATCAATTTCTTTCTGAAACAAAGTAATATCAGGAACATCTGCAAACCATACTGATAGCACAGCAGAAGAGCTGGCTAACTGAGTGGCAAGTGCATCTGTTCGTAAGATAAGATCCGCTTTGGATTGATTTAAAGACGACATAAAAAACCTCATAGATATGGAT